GATTATATCACAACGTTGGCCACGTTGTCACGCCCCACTGAAAATCATCCATCATGTCCCGCAGTGCCTGACGATACGTGCGCCACTGCGCCCGCTCTTCGTCCGTCAGCGGTGCATCGGGAAGCTGTGTCCAGTCGCAGTCATACAGCCGATCGGTGCGAAGCTGGCGCACCCATTTCAGCGCCTCGGCTTCGCTGTACGGCTTCTCTTCAACGTCACCACTCGGTGCATCGTAGGAATTGCCTAGTTCATCAGCATAGAAAAAGCGCAGCTCTTCAGGCACATAGATTTTAAACATCAACGCCTCCGCTTAGCTGGACGATGTGCAGGATGGGAGATTCAGCGATGCCGTTCTCAGCGACCTGCAAAAGATTGCAGTTTGCCGACGGAAATACGCTCAACTGCACTGCATCGTTCTCAGAAAAGTATCGCACCATGCTGAATGAAAAGTTGTTTCGGTCGGTGTCACCAAAGCCATTGTACGATTGCACATTCACGCCATTGACAATCAGCACGGCAAATACGTTGTTGAGGTTAACGCTGAATTGCATTGAGAGGCCAATGATGTACCATCCATCAGCGGGTATCGTGACTGTCGTCGTTGCCCACGTGATTTGATAGCCTCTGATTTCCTGCTGCCAAGTGATGGTCGTGCCCGCCGTCGTAATGGCAAGCACCGCCGTGCGGGTCAGCGTCAGCACGGCGCCCGCCTCCTCAGCCGTCTCAATGTCGGCGAGCTTTAATTGATTCTGTATAGTGGCGTTAAGGATTGCCGAGCGTGACATCGATGTTCTCCTGTCCGTCGCTGGTAAATTCGAGCCCGACCTCGTCCACCTTCTGCGTCACAGCCGTGACACCATCAAGGATGGTCACGAGGTCGCCTATGAAATAATCACGACCGTAGCGCAGTGCTGCGTTTTGCAGAAGCTTTGCGCCGTACGTGGTGCGCAGTCGCGCTTGACGATTTAGGGCAATTTGGCCAACTTGCCGAAGCCTTGCCAGCGTTGCTTTTTTCTCGTTGCGGGCATCAACGAAAAACTCTCGTAAGTTCAGCCCCGTTGGAAGCGTCGCCGGTCGTGTCCCAAAGCGCCGAGCCTTGCCTTCGCCAGTGCCGCCGACGATGGTTGCGGTAAAATCGCTGATGCGGTCGGTGTCGACAACGAGTTCGCCAATGGTGCCAAGTGGTACCGATAGACGCACCGTGGCACTGCGATCGGTACCGAGTTGTCCAAGGTGCCAAGTGAATGTCCATGTCGCTGGCGCAGTGTACGACATGCTGAAATCACCATTGCCATCATCAGCGATTTTTTGCATGGATGCTAGCAGGTTTTGCCCAGCCACGCCGATGCTGATGTTTGTGCCAGTGCCGGCGGTTGCTGACGTCGTCATGCCAGTGATGCGCCCATCGAGAAGGCGTCCGTTCGCCGTGGTGGCACTGCTGCCGATGTTGAAGTTAAACAAGTTCTTTAGCACCGTCTCCGCTGGCGATGTACGAAACAGCGAGCGGTTCAGCACGTTGGCTGGCCATGCGACAATGCGGTCGCCGAGTAATGCCAGCATGCCCACTGCCGTCACTTCGTAGGTGGTGCGGTCGTTGACAACACGCACGATCTTGCGAATGATTCCACTAAACTCCGTCGCTGCACTGATTCCTGCATCGGTGTCAACGCGCGTTACGGTGACGATGGCGTTGTAGGTGAGGTACTGCACGTTGTTTGAGTTGCTGTTATATACCACTTGCATGGCGTCGGGCGCATTGACCGTGCGATTAATGACGAGGTGCAAAAAGTCCTGCGATATCGCTTGCAGTGTGCCTGATGAGTTGAAGAGGCTGACGGTGTACTGTGGTGCCACAATGCCTCCTATATGCCAGTGTAGCGATGGAAAAAATTAAACACGGCGTTTGTCGCCGCTGTCGTGCCTGTGCCAGTAATAGCAACGTTATTCGCTCCCGATTGTAGCGACCACGTTGCTAATGCCGATGCTGCCGACACTGTGCTGATACGATTAACGCTGAGGTTATCAAATACAGTCTTTTTTCCGTATTCAAGGTCGATGTCATAGAAAGCGCCAGCGCCAATCGTCGCAGTAATCGTGATAGTCTGACCAGATGTGCTATTTGTGATAACTGGATTGGTAATCGGGCCATTGATGCGTATGACAGGAAACGTTGGCCAGTTTCCTACCGTAGAAATGGACTGATTTCCATTGATGTTGGCGTTCAGGTAATTCACTGAAACACGTTCGCCGATGGCATTTCCTTCATACCATGTGGGGTCATCAGCCCGCAGTTGTACCACCGTGCGGACATGCCACGAGTTTGGGTCAACATCAAAACTGAGGCCGCCCAAAACTCGCACAGCGATATTACGCTCTTCTATAAACGGGGTGGTGCCACTCAGCGCTCCAACTCGAGACCGTAGTAATCCTGATGATTGTGGTCGAAAAATGCCGAGCATCTTTTCTCTGATTTGATAATGCTCATACCTGGGCGCTGTTGATGAGGCATTTACCACGACCAGCGGAAGTTGCATCACGCGCGGATCGAGGCGAAAGTCAATATCACTGTCACCCTGTTGCAGTGGCCCGCGCGTCGTGATACGGTGCAACGGCGCAAGGCCGAAGCCTTGGTCGCCGAGGTATCTAAATGTCAAGCCCGTGGTAGTATCAGCGCCATTAATGGTATATGTCACACCGCCAGAGATATACTCGAGGCTACGTCCTAAATCGGTAAATGTCATACTACACCGCCCCGCTCAGCAGTTGCATTGCCCGCAAATCTGCCATAATGCTCGATTCTGATTGCCGTGTATTGTACGTCGCTGATAGGTAGTAGTTCTGCACGGTCTGCGTCGTGCCCGCCGATGCACCGCCGAGTGTGGCATTGAGTGCGCCGTTGATTTCCGGTGCACCCTTGATGATGCCAGCGGCGATGCCCTCACTGATAGATGCGCCAACGTTGTCTGCAAAAAGCCGTGATGGCGAATTGGCGTTGAGGAAGTTCATCGCCGAATCATAGGCAGACTTCGCTGCGTTCTTCGCTGCATCGGCGATGCCCTTTGCGCCATTCATAATGCCTCGAGCGATACCCTCCACGATGCTGGAGCCAATCGACGATGCAGAATCAATGAACGTTTGAAACGCCGACTTAATGCCATCAATACCTGTCTGCACTGCGGTTCTGATGCCAATCCATGCCCTGCCGATAACCATCTGAATATTTTCCCATGCGCCAGCAAAGTTGCCATTCAGCACCATGATGATGCTTTCTAGCAATCCGGTCACGATGGGGATGACGAATGCCGCGGCGTTCATCAACTGTTTAAAGACAAAGTCAATCACTGGCCACAGGAAATCAAAGGCGATTTTGAGTCCATCGAGTGCAACGACAAGCACGGCGCCGATAATCTCGGCGAGCTGTTGTATCACGACGCCGACCGTGGCAAACAGTGTATTAAACTGTGCAAAGGCGTTTTGCACTTCCGGACTCTGCAACGTTGTCGTTAGTGCACTGACAATCTGCATGGCGAATGCTACGATTTGCGCAACGATCGGCGACAGTACATTGATGACCGCTGTCAGCGTTGATTGTATCGTTGACCATAGTCCGCCGAGGATGCCGATAATCATGCCGATGACACCGGCAAGGCCCGAGGCGGCGCCTTGTGCTTCGGGGCCAGTAAAAGCGGCAAAGAGTCCAACCACGAGACCGGCGATGGCGTCAAACAGTGGCTGTGCGGTCATGACCGCCGCAATCACGGCGTTAAATCCACCGGTGATAGCATCCCACGGCACTGCGCTCCCAAAGCTCGTGAAGTTGGCAATCAGCGTGCTAATCGTGCTGATAATCAGTGTCCAGTCAAGACCGGTGATGAATGCAGCGAAGCGCTCGGCTACGGTTTGCACTACTGGGATGACGTGCGACATCATCACGTTGCTGAGGCGTGTGAGGATTGGCAGAAGCGCCGTGCCGATGGTTTCTTTGGCGCCGTTCATTTGTTCCGCCATCAGTACCTGCGCACCGGCGAAGGTCTCCGTTGCTGCTAACGCACTGCCACCGAACTGCACCGCCATCTCGTTAAGGATGAGGTTCTGTGCA